CACCAGCGGCACCGCCAACGGCTCCAACCTGGGCACCAAGACTGCGGGCTTTAACTTCCAGTACACGGTCAACGATGTGGACGGCGATACCGTCACGGTCAAGGAGTATCTGGATGACACCCTCAAGCGGACCTACACGGCCACCCTGGGCTCCACTCAGACATTCCAGGCGGTCACCGCTGCCAACTTCCAGACCGTCCTCAACGGCTCCCACACCCTCAAGGTGGTGGCCAATGACGGCAAGGCCGACAGCGCCGCCTATACCGTGACCTTTACCAAAAAGGTCACCACGGCCACCATCACCCTGGCCTCTCCCCTGGAGGCGGATGACCAGATCAGCGTCATGGTGCTCAACATCGTGGGCTCCATTCCCACGGATGCCAACCTGGAGGTCCTGGTCACCAACAACGCCAATGACACCACCCCTGTGTGGGAGGATGCCACCGCCGATGTCCAGAACGGGGCCAACCATGTCTTTACCAACCAGACCGCCGCCAACGGCTTTGCTTTCAACTTCAAGCTCACTGTGAGCCGGGGTGACAGCGACACCGGCGGCTATATTTCCAACATTGGAGGTGCTTTTGAATAATGGGCGTTTACTACGAAAACAAGAGCCTCAAGGAGGCCCATGAGCGCAAGAAGTCCCTGGAGGAGCTGACCGCCGAAAACAAGGCCCTGAAAGAGCAGCTTGAGGCCACGGAGGCCAACCTGACCGACACCCAGGTGGCCCTCTGTGATGTCTATGAGCTGCTGGTGGGAGGTGAGGCATAATGGCCAAGGTCTATGCTGACCTCATCCGCAAGGGTGTGAAAACCCTGGACGATGTGCCCGCCAAGCTCCGGGCAGAGGTGGAGGCCCTGCTGGCAGAGGATGCCAATGAGTAAGCTGCGGGAGATGCTGCTGCACCTCCTGCTGGGAAAGGAGGTGACTGAAATGGCTGTTGTCTACGCCACCCTGATTGTTAAGGGCCGCAAGACCGTGGACCAGGTGCCCGCCCGTCTCAAGGATGAGGTCCTGGCTATCCTGGCAGACCTGGAGGTGGAGGTCTAACAGGACCGCCTCAAGAGCCGGAGAGGGACAAGCCCCTCTCCGGCTTTTTGAACAAAGGGAGAGATGATACCATGCTTGAAACCTTGCGGACATACTGGGCCATGATCTCCACCATTATCACGGTGGTGGCGGTCCCGGCCATCGGTTACCTCTACAAGAAATACAAAACCACGGAGAAACGGCAGAGGGCCCTTGAGCTGGGCGTGCAAGCCCTACTCCGGGACCGTATCGTCCAGGCCTATTACCACTACACGGAACGGGGCTGGATAACCCTGCACGGCCTGGAGAATGTCAACGCCATGTATGCCCAGTATCACGCTTTGGGCGGCAATGGCACCGTCACCACCCTGGTGGAAACCCTCCGGGAGCTGGAGGTCCGGGATGACAAGCCGGGAGGTGGCCAGACCTATTGAGAGGGGCAAAGAGGATGGAGTTTTCCAAGAAAATGCTGGTGCTCCATGTCACCATCTCTGTCCTGCTGTGCATCACCACCATTGTGGGGACGCTGTGGGGCAAGGATGTCACTGCCATTGCTGTGCTGGCTGGCACCTCTCTGGCCACAGATGGGGCCTGGGGAGGCTTCTACTACTGGAAAAGCAAAAATGAGAACCGGGCGAAATACGCCCAGAAATTCATCAAGCAGTTTGCGGAGAAGTATGGAGCGGACACCGCCCTCCGGGCTGCTGAGATCGTGCTGAAAGACTGAGCAAAGGAGATGCAGACACATGAGCAAATGCTATGCGTCCAAGGTGATTGCAGTAGCCCAGGCAGAGCTGGGCTATCACGAAAAGGCCACCAATGCAAACCTGGACGAGAAAACCACGAACAGCGGAAGTAACAACTACACCAAGTATGCCAACGACTTTGACACCAAGTATACCGGCTTCTACAACGGAAAGAAGAACGGTTTTGCATGGTGTGATATGTTCGTTGACTGGTGCTTTGTCACTGCCTTTGGTGTTACGGAGGCGCTGCGCCTCCTGTGCCAAACCACGGGCTCTGCGGGTGCCGGGTGCACATACTCCCTGAGCTACTACAAGAAAAAGGGACAGCTCTACACCGCCCCTGCGGTGGGAGATCAAATCTTTTTCGGAACCTCTCAGAGTAACGTGACCCACACCGGGCTGGTCTATAAAGTGGACGGCACCAAGGTCTACACCATTGAGGGCAACAGTGATGACCAGGTGGCCCAGCGGTCCTATGCGCTGACCTATGCCAAGATCGTGGGTTATGGCCGCCCTGCATACGATGCTGAGGGCTCCACAGCGGCCTCCAGCGCCGGGACATCCTCCGGCACCACCCAGACCACAAACGCCGCTCAGGGGCTCTCTGTGGGCTCTGTGGTGACCTTTACCGGCAACACCCACTATACCAGCGCCAACGCCACCACCGGCAAGACCTGCAAGCCCGGTGAGGCCAAGGTGACCGCTGTGTCTGCGGGCGGCAAGCACCCCTACCACCTCATCAAGACCGCCGGCAGCGCCTCCACCGTCTACGGCTGGGTGGACGCTGCGGACATCCAGACGGTGGCCTCCGCTGCCATCGTCAAGGGCTCCAAGGTCAAGGTGGCCAGCGGGGCCAAGACCTACACCGGCGGCTCTCTGGCGGCTTTCGTCTACCAGAACACCTACACGGTGCTGGAGCTGTCCGGGTCCCGTGCCGTCATCGGCCAGGGCTCCACGGCCACCGCTGCTGTCAACATCAAGGACCTCACCCTGGCCGGGTGAGAACAGGAGGAAAATATGGATAACATTTTTGACTGGTCCCTCATCCTCAGCATTGTGGGTGCCCTGGTAGTGGTCACCAACATCATTGTCCAGGTCCTCAAAAAACTCACCTGGGACAAGCTGCCCACCAATATCCTGGCGGTCATCGTGTCTATGGTGCTCACTCTGGTGGGCTTTTTCGCCTACTGCCAGATCAAGAGCGTGGCGGTGGCGTGGTACATGGTGGCGGGTGCCATTGTGCTGGGCTTTTTCGTGTCCTACGCCGCAATGTTTGGCTTTGACAAATTGAAAGAGGCCCTTGTCCAGTTGAAAAGCGAATAAAAAAGAGAGCCGGAGAGGGTCAAACCTCTCCGGCTTTTTTGCGTTATAGGGTGATGTCCTGGCCGCCTGTCTCAACCTGTTTCTGGAGGGCCCGCAATGCGTCCCCCTCTTTGCCGCTCAGATACCACACGACAACGGACTTGTCCGGGGTGTATGAGATGACGGCATACCACTTGACGGCATTTGTTTTGGAGGTGTTTGGGACGGTGCCCCGGTACTTTGCCGCAAAGTGCCGCTCCTCCATGATCGCTACGCCGGTGACCTTTTCCAGGGGCAGCGTGACAGATGGGCCCTCTGCCCGGCGGAAAATCAGCGCCTCCCCTGTCTGCTCCATGAAACAGGGGCTATCCTGGGCAAACCCCGGCAAGCCCTCATAGTGCATCAAGCGGGTGCCCTCCGGCAGATTTTTCTTTTTACCAAACATCTCAAGACCTCCTCCCGGCAGCTTTGACCCAATACCTGACCAGCTCCATGTAGGCCTCCAGCGGCTCATCTTCTACGCTGTCCGCATCATACAGGCTGGTCATGTACTGCATCCATGTCTTTTTCCCTTGCAACTTGATTTTTCCCAGATACACACGGCGGTCACTGGTCACGGAAATAGCGCCGTTCGCCATGCGGGTGGCGTGGTAGTAGGTGCTTTTGTGGGCAGCTCTGAGCTCCCGCTCCAAAGCGGCAAAGAAAGCATTTTCCTCCGGCGTGACCTCCCACTTTTTAGAGGTCACCGTGTTATAGTCAATGCAGTCTTTGAGGGATGAAACCACCTCTTGCGGAGCTGGGGCCGGTGCTGCCGCCGCTTTCCGCCTGAAAAACATACGGCATCAACCTCCTTGGTAAGAATATTATAGGGGCCGTCACAGCATACTGTCAAGTATCAGAGCCTAACATGATAATGACTAAGCAAAAATGACCAGTATAATTATCACTGAGAGGAGGCGGTGTGGATGATCGCTGAAAGAATAAAGGCGCTGCGGGAGGCCAGAGGGTGGACACAGGCGGAGCTTGCCCGGCGCTTGAGCATCACCCGCAACGGCGTGAACTCCTGGGAGCAGGGGCTCTCCACACCCTCACCGGCTTGCCTGGTGGACCTGGCCAGGGTGTTCTCCGTGTCCACGGACTACCTGCTGGGCCTTGACCACCTCCACAGCATTGATGTGACCGGCTTGAGTGACAGAGACATTGCCGTGCTGGCGGAACTGGCTGACCGGCTCAGGAACCGCCGGAACTGACAGAGCAGCCCATTTTTATTTGTGGGCTGCTCCATTTTTTTCTTGACTTCTATACCATTTGGTATATAATAAAGACAGTACAGAAAAGGAGGAATACTGCCATGGACAACAAGCTCAAATCCACACGCCTTGCACACGGCCTGTCACAATCGCAACTGGCCGCTGCCGCTGGCATCAACCGGCAAATGCTCCAGCACTATGAGCAGGATGTCCGGGACCTCAGCGGTGCAAAGCTGGCCACGCTTTTGAAAATCTGCATTGCCCTCCACTGTAAGCTGGAGGACATCCTGCCAGATGGTGAGACAACCACCTTGCTGGGGCAGTACACAGCGATTATGTGACACAGACTGAGCGGGGCAGAAATGCCCCGCTTTTATTTTTGCAAAGGAGGCTCACCCATGAACAAAAAGGGCTCAAAACATATCAGATGGGAGCAGCGCTTGACCATTGAGCGGATGCTGAAACAAAACTTTTCCAAGGTGGACATTGCTAAGGCCATCGGCATGAGTGAGCGCTCCGTGTACTATGAGATCAAGCGGGGAATGTGCCTCCAGCAAATCAATGAATGTGACTTTGAGGAGCGCTACTGCCCGGAGGTGGCAGAGCGGAAATACCAGGACAACCTCCGGGCCAAGGGGCCTGACCTCAAGATAGGCAAGGACCACGCCCTGGCCAACTTCATTGAGGACAAAATTGTCAATGAGCACTTTTCCCCTGGAGCCGTGCTGCACCTCATTGTGGAGGAGGACCTGCACTTTGACACCCGCATCTGTGTGAGCACTCTGTATAATTACATCTACCGGGGAGATGTGTTTCTCATGGTCACCAAGGAGCACCTGCTCTATAAGGGTGAGAGGAAAGTGTACAGCCAGGAGGACCGCAACCGGGCCAGAGAGGCCAAAGGTGACAGCATCGAAAAGCGGCCCAAGGAGATCAAGGAGCGCAACAGTTTTGGCCACTGGGAGATGGATAGTGTGATGGGCACCGTGGGCTCCAACAGGGCGCTGCTGGTCCTCACTGAGCGGCTGACCCGCCACGGTATAGTCATCCCTGTGCCAGACCACACCGCTGCCAGCGTGGTCCGGGCGCTCAATCGGCTGGAGCGGCAATGGGGCCGCCGCTTCTACGCCGTTTTCAAATCCATCACAGTAGATAATGGCTGTGAGTTTCAGGACTGCACCGGGATGGAGAAGTCCTGCCGGAGGAAAAGCGGCAAGCGGACCAAGATTTATTACTGCCATCCATCCTCACCCCATGAGCGTGGCAGCAATGAGAACATGAACAGGATAATCCGGCGCTTTTTCCCCAAGGGCACCAACTTTGACCTGGTGGACAACGCTGACATCCGCCGGGCAGAGGACTGGATGAACCATTACCCCCGCAAGGTCCTGGGCTGGAAAAGCTCCGCCGCCCTGTTCGGCAGCTACCTGGCCGCCTGACCAGCTCCGCACACATAAGCAACGGCAGCCGGAACGGGAACACCCGCCCCGGTGGGCCCGTTGCACCCATTTTGAGGTCCAGAGGCATAAAAACAGGGCCGCCGGTCATCCAGCAGCCCCGTTTTTCAGGTCCTCAAAAAATTTTTTTCTTGTTTTTTGCAAATTATTCTTGACTTTTGGCGAGGCAGGAAGTAAGATTAGATTGCAGGGTCCAAGACCTCCAATTTTTGGAGGCACCTGGACCAGGCAGTCTATTTTTTATGCCTGGAGGAGGTGATTTTAATGGCAGGCTACGCTTTCCGCACTATCTCTGACCGGCAGGACCTGCAAGACCTGTGGGAACACGGAGAGAGCGTAAAGGAAATATCTGAGGTCCTGGCGGTGCCCCTGTCCACGGTGTATGCAGAACTGCGCCGGGGCAAGACGGGTGAGCGGCTGCCGGATATGCGGCTCAAGTATGACGCTGCTGTGGCTCAACTCAATATGGTGGAGGAACTGGGGCGGAGGGGCCGCAGAGCTGCCGGGGCATGATACCCACATCACCACTCCAACAACTCTACACCAAGGAGGAAACACCATGAACCCCATCGTATTGAAAAGCCCCCGCCTATCCGATGAGTGCATCGGGACCGTCCGCCTGACCCCGGAGGCGGAGAAAGTGGTCCGCCGTCTGCGGGCCAAGACCAACCTGCCTATCCGGCAAATTGTCTCGGAGATCATTGTCCAGGCTGAAAACCTCATCGACATTGAAACCTCTGAGGATGAAGAAGAAAGCTGAGGAGGGACAAGTCAGATGAAAATTCCCGTTATGAGCATCGCCCCCGGCCAGACCGTGAGCTATCGTGGTGAGCCGTGCATTGTCCTGGAACACCGGGAGAGCGGCACCCTGCTGCTGGCTCTCAATGCCATCACCTATGAGTTTGGCTCTGACAACAACTTTGCCGCCAGCACTCTCCGTATGCACCTCAATAACAGCTACCTGGAAAAGCTGACGGAGCACCACCCGGATGAGATCATCACCCGCACGGTGGACCTCACCGCCCTCAACGGCTCCAAACAGTATGGCACCTGTGAGTGCAAGGTGGCCCCGCTGACCGTGGACGAGCTCCGCAAGTACCATGACATCCTGCGTAAGACTGAGCAACACGGGTGGGAATGGTCCGCCACGCCCTGGAGCACTCCCCAAGTCAATGAGGATGATACCTGGGTGACGGGCTTGGGCTCCAATGGCAATTTCAACTACAACCTCTGCTCCGGCACCTGCGGGTCCCGCCCCGCTTTCCTCATCCCCTCCAATTTTGCCGTGAGCGATGATGAGGACGCTGAGGACACGGAGGACCTGAGCCAGTACACGGATGATGAACTGCTGGAGGAACTGCACCGGCGGCTCTCTGGTCAAGACGCATGACCGCCGTTGAGCAGAGCGCCCGGAGGTATTCCCGGCGCTGCCGTCAAAAGCGGCGCATCCAACAGCAGCGCCGCCGGAGGCTCTGCTCTGCCATCGCTCTGACGGTGGCGCTCATCTCCGTCTGCCTGTGCTACCTCAGCGGCTGCAATGTGGGGGCCAACAATGTGGGACAAGCCCCGGAAGTGCTCCCCACGGAGGATGTGGTCCTAATCGTGGACAGCACCCCGGAACCTGTCCGGCACCGTGATGACATCGTGAGTGATGGGCGGCTCCTCAGCTATGAGCTCCAGGAGGTCATGCAGGACTGTTGTGAGCAGTACAGCGTGCCCTATGCCCTGGCGCTGGCAATGGCAGAGGTAGAAAGCCATTTTGACCCGGATGCAGTCAGCTCCACGGGTGACTACGGCCTCATGCAGATCAACACCATCAACCATGCCTGGCTGCTGGAAAAGGGCATTGATGTCCAGACCTATGAGGGAAACATAGAGGCGGGCATCTACATAATTTCCGGCTATCTCCAGACCTATGAGGACACGGAAAAGGCCCTCATGGCCTACAACTGCGGCCCCACGGGTGCCCGGAGGCTCTGGGAGGCTGGCACCTACCAGACCAACTACACCCGCAAGGTCATGGCCGCCTATGAATACTGGACCAACCTGCTGGAGGGATGACCCCATGCCATACTACTGGACCTGTCCAGACTGCGGGGCACACCTTGACCCTGGTGAGCCCTGCGACTGTCACGAAACCAACAACGATACCAAGGAGGATTGTACCAATGTTAGAAATGAAAATCAAGATTGAGGCCCCGGACCTGTCCGCCGCCCTGGATAAACTGGCTGAGTCTCTGGGCAAAAGCACCTTTGTGGCTATGCACGGCACGGACAACAAGGTCATCGGCTACACCCCGGAGGTCAATGTCACCACCGACAAAGCGCCTGTTATCGGGCACCCCACTCCTGTGGCCCCTGTTCCTGCCCCTGCTGTTGCCGCTCCTGCCTCCCTTGTTACCCCTGCCCCCGTGGCCCCGGCGGACCCTACACCGGCCCCTGCGGTGGGTGCTCCTGCATCTACTGTGCCAACTTCGACCACTGCCGCACCCACCCCTGCACCGGCTCCTGTACAAGCGACTGCTGCCCAGACTGCGCCCGCCGCTGCGGTGCCCGTTGCCCCGGCTCCCACCTACACGCTTGACCAGATCAGCAAGGCCGGTGCCGCCCTTGTGGACATGGGCAAGATGGAGCAACTGCTGGCCCTGTTGAGCAAGTACGGCGTGGCGGCTGTCACTCAGCTTGCCCCTGACCAGTACGGCATTTTTGCCACTGAGCTGCGGGCGCTGGGTGCCCAGATTTAAGGAGGTGCCCCATGCCTCCTGAGAAACACGCTTTACTCTCTGCATCCTCAGCTTCCCGCTGGCTGAAATGCACGGCGGCCCCCCGCTTTGAGGAGGGGCTGCCGGAGAACACCAGCAGCTATGCAGAGGAGGGCCGCCTGGCCCATGCCCTGTGTGAGCTCAAGGTGCAAAAGAAATTTTCCGTGATGACATCCCGGACCTACACCACCCGGCTCAACAAGCTCAAGAAAGAGCCTATCTATGACCCGGAAATGGACAAGACCAGTGACCTCTACCTGGAGCACCTGACTGAGCAAGCCATGCTCTATGACACCACCCCCACGGTGGTGCCGGAGGTCCAGGTGGATTTTAGTGAGTATGTGCCGGAGGGCTTTGGCACCTGTGACTGTGTGATGATCGGCGGCGATACCCTCAGCATCACGGACTATAAGCACGGCAAGGGCGTGCCCGTATCTGCCACCGGCAACCCGCAAATGCGGCTCTATGCCCTGGGCGCTCTCAAGCGCTATGCCCCCGTCTTTGGGGACACCATCAAGCGGGTCCGCATGACCATTGACCAGCCCCGCCTTGACAGCTACACCACGGACACCATCACGGTGGAGGAGCTGAGGGCCTGGGGTGAGAGCATCAAGCCCATTGCACAAAAGGCCTTTTCTGGCCTGGGTGAGTTTGTCCCCGGTGACCACTGCCGTTTTTGCCGTGGCAAGGCTCAGTGCCGTGCCCGTGCCGGAGTAAACACCGCCCTGGAGGACTTCAAGGACTGTGTGCCCGCCGCCTCTATCCCGGCGGATGCCCTGGTCCCACAGGTGGATAGCTACATCACCCCCCGTGGGGAGGAGGTCCACCCCTACCTCACGGATGAGGAGATCGGTGACCTGCTCAT